GACACCCTTGGCGGTGGGGACGCTGGTGGTGGGGATGCGGTGGGTGGCTAGGTCGGAGAACTCTCGGTGACCGTGAGCGTCAGACAGGATGGTGGGTATGCCTGCTGAGATTGCTTGGAGTGGCATGAGTCCAAACCCTTCGCCGCGGGATACGGAGATGAAGCAGTCCATTGAACGGACCAGGTCGGCTTCTTCTTCTTCGGTCATCCAATGGTCATGGACCACCACGTTCGGATAGTTAAGGTCTTTGGGTGCGAACAGGTGTGGGGGGACAATCTTGATATGTAACTCTGTGTTAGGTAGACCTAACTTGTTAAACGTATCCAGTACAACATCTAGCCCTTTGCGATACCACTCTGACCCGCCACACAATATCTTGTATGTTTCAGTTCGCTCAACATCCTTTGGACACCATATGTTGCGGTTCACCCCAAGCGGAATGACATGCACGTTGTCGTGGTGTTGGGAGAATAAGTCAAAGTTGTGCAGGCTTGGCACGATAACCTTTTCAAAATTGTGCAGGTAGTCAGAGAACTCTGGGGGTAGCCAGTTCGTTTCCCACATGGTGAGCAGGTGCGGGGTTTGGGTTTTATGCCAGCCTTTGATTAGGTTGGGGCGAAGGGCAAAGACTACGTGTTCTGCGTCCTCGGTGAGCGTAACCTTTTGGGCTAATGCTGTCTTAAGTCCGACAACCATTTTGCCGTAGCCAACATGTTCAAGGTTGACACCGACAAGGTTTAGATAGTTGGCAGAATCCCTGTCTCCACTTGCCATGATTCCTGTGCTTTCTTTTCTACCTCGGCAGCACCATCAATCTTCTTAGGTTGCAAACCATCAGCGCGAAGACGTTTGTATGCTGGCATATCTTTGTTCCAATTACGTTCAGTTGTATTGACTTCCGCCACCCTAGCCCCTCGGCTAGTAGTCGTGTTGGTCCCCATGCGAACCCCTGCGACCCTGCAACCAAAGCATCCTTCAACATCTAGAGTCGGATGTGTTTCCCTGTGTTTCATGTGATGTATGCCCCGTATCCTGCCGCAGTTAATGCGGTTGCTTCTGCTGCTGTTATCTCGTTATCGTGTCCGCCATAATACACTTTTGAAACCATGCTCAGACTTGACGGCTGGTTGTCTGTGAAGTTTCCATCGGTGAGCAGGAAGATGTTGCGTCCGCGTGGTGATGCTTCGATTCGTCCACCAAGACGGTTCGCTAGACGTTGGTCTTTTGACAAATGTAAACCGCCCATGTAGTCGCTGATGATTACTGGTACAACAAAGTTGTCGGTTGGTGGGTTGAATGTTGCCATCAGGTGATACTACTTCCATAGCCTGCTGCTGTGAGTTCGGTTATTTCTGCTGCGGTCAAGAAGTTGTCATGTCCACCAAGATAAGTTCTGGTGATGAGTTCTATTCTGCGTGGGTCTGTGGTCGTGTAACTACCGTCAGTGAGCCTGTACAGGTTTTTGGCGCGGGAACCTTGTGGGGTGTGGGAGAACAGTCGGTCTGGTGATTCTTCTGAGAGTCTTACCGCGAACGGGTAGCCTTCGGTTATTGGGACTCTGAAGATGTGTGACTTGTCCCAGTTGGCTGTGGCTGTTCCGTCGCCCGAACCTGTGCATGTTCTGAATAGTGCCCGTGCGCCAACCGTCTCCGACGTTCCCTCTCCCGAACCCGACGATGTACGGATAGCCGTGAGAACCCTCGTCGCCTCAGACGTTCCATCGCCTGAACCTGTGCTAATTCTAACAAGAACATGAACTGAGATTGTAGTCGCAGAACCAACGCCTGATGCTGTGCCACTTCGCACAGGAAGAATTTTGCCTACTGTTGTATCTGAACCTGCTCCGCTTCCTGATGCTGTGCGCGGTGAAACGTGCAGTCCTGTGGAATCCATCGTGCCAACACCCGAACCAGTTGCGCTGCGAAGAAGAACAACAATCCGTGTCGCAGACTCAGAACCCGTACCACTACCCGTACCCTGCCGTTGACGTAATACTTGTGCCGATGAAGAAGCGGTACCTAAACCCGATGCGGTAGCAGTAACCGTAACGATTGCGCGTACACCAAGATAGAAGCGTCCACCGTTTTTGTAAAAACCTGTGTGGTAATCGACAAGACGGTCAAGTCTCGTAACAGTTCTACCAGATGCGCTTTCTGATGTTCCGTTGCCAGGTCCAGTAGCGGTGCGTCCTACCGTACGGAAATAGGTTGCCCGATAAAACGGGTGGGTATCAAAAAACGGTTCGCTAAAACCTGTGACTGCTGTTTGCGCCATAAGGGGTTATCCCCTAACGGCTAGTCGAGCGACAGCGTGAGAGTAGTGATTTGGAAAGTGTCACCAGCGGTCACGGCTGCTGATGAAGATAGTGCACCAGTCCACAAACAGTTACCAGCGGTTGAAGCATCCCACATAGACCAATGCGAATAAGTTTCAGTAGCAGCAACGTTCGTCCACTCCAAAGTTGCAGAGGTTGCAATAGCACCAGAAGCAGCAGTAGCCCAAGCAGCAACCTTGCGAGTTGCTTCGGTTGCGGCGGCAGTAGTGCCAGCCTCACCAGCATCAGCGGTATGCAACTTGATATATACGTTTGTTGGCATGGTCCACGCGGTCTTACCTGTCGTGTGTTCCAAAATCTTTAATTCTGCATAGTTAGAAATCGACATTGTAAACCTTTCGTATCATATGACTATAGCAAAACGAAAGCCCCCCACCTCCCGTACTAGGGGAAATGAGGGGCTTTTGCTTTAACTGTTATCAGTTATTAGTTGGAGCCAATGCTTGAGGATGACTCAATGCGGCGTAGCGATGCTTCGCGGAAGCGACCATAGCCACCCAACCAGTACCAACCCAATGGCTGCAAGCGCATAAGGATGTCGGTTACGTTGCCACGGACAATCTTCGGTACTGCACCGTTTCCGTCTTGTACGCTGTATGCCTTTGCAAGAGCCTGACGACCCATGATGTGTGTGCAATAAGCGTCGATTGAACCAGTTGTGCTGGTTCCGTTCGATGCGTTGGTGAACACCTTGGCACGTGGGGTTTCGATGAAACGGACGGATTCGAACTTGCCGATTTCGCCGTTGTAAATTCCCTCTGGGTTGACGTAGTTAGCAGGGGTGCGCCATGCTGCTGCGTCAGTTGCCGAACGGAAGTCGTACGAAACGTCTGGGTGAATGTAACCGAGGTATGAACCGTCGAAGGTTGCAACGTTTGCTGCACGAAGTTGTGCAGTTACCTTGCGAACATCGTCAGCAGACAAGATGTCATCTGTTGAAATCGATTCACGGCTGGTTGGTGTGGTGGTTCCACCCGTTGCGTAAACAACGTTGGTTCCTGCTGCAAGAACTTCACGGATAACTTGGTCGATTGAATCGCCTGCGTTGTATCCGATGATGTTTGCTGCTGCTGTGTCAACATCCAAGAACGCTGTTCCACGCAACTTGGCGGTGGTTACTACTGCGTTACCGTATTCGTTAAGAGTTACGGTTACTTGGCTGTCGGACAATGCTGTTGGGGTTACGTCGGTAACTTCGTTCAACGTTGACGTTGCTGCTGCAATGTCTGCGAAGATGGTGAATGTTACGCCTGTACCTGGCATTGCCTGCTGTACTGGTTGTACGTCTGCTGCCTGGTCGAACAAGAGTTCTGAACGCAACGCGAAATACGCGAGACGGTCAAATGCTACCTGGTCTACGGACAGTGACGAGAGTTGGGTTTCGCCTGCCATGATTTTTATTCCTTTGGTTTAGAGGTTTATGAGTTTTCTGTTGCTGCTCGTGCCTCTGCCAAAATTTTTTCAACTTCTCGTGGCGACTCTGCTTCTTCCAAACGTCGCGCCCAATCGACTGGAGGCTGTGCGGTTTGTGAACCTGCCGCTATTTTTGCGGTTCGGTTCCAAGCCTTTGCCTCATCGGTTTGGGATGGTGCTACGGGTGGACTAATCAATTGCGCCTCGACTGCAGCCTCACGGATTGCTTCCTGGTTTAGTTCGCCGTCGTATCCTTTGACAAAGTACTTTGCCATTGGTGAGGTTGGGTCAATACCCGCCTTCACAAAGGCTAGTTCTCGTCTTTCGGATTCGGCTTCCGCAAGAAGTTTTTTGGCTTCTGCGTTTTCCTTTTCCAGTTGCTTCATCCTTGCCCGCAACGGATTGCGAGTTTCGGTTTCTTCCAGTTGGTCTTCGTCGTAGTTGTCAAACTGTGACATTATGGCACGCTCCTTTTGCCCACATCACATCGGAGGGAAGTGATGGCTGCTTAGTTGATTGGTACACCCCGTATGCGCCGTGCGAGTCGGGGGGCGCCCGCACAGGTTCCTACTGTTCAAAGTATCATTTGTTACATTATCCTGTCGTAAGACAGAATGCAATCAGGCGTTATTCTCCGACTGTGCCGAGTCCTGTTTGTCCGCCGCCTTCGAATGTTGCTTGTCGGCGTCGTGCTGTTTTGGCTACACGTTGCTGGGCGGCAGCGTTCACTCCTGTTGCACCTTGGATGAGTTCTTGCTGGGTGAGTGCTTGTTCGCCTGCGATTGGGCGAGTAAGTTCCTGCAGAGAACGTACATCAGAGAACGCTTGTTGTGCTTGTTGTTCTGTTACGCCACCTAATACGAGTTCTTCTGCTTGGGTCGCGGTGAGTCCGATGCCTGCTTGTTTGCGGGCTTGTGCGGCTACTTCTGCGGCACGTGCGGAGCGTACTACTGCGTCTCTGTTGCGGTTTGGGTCAATGAAGTAGGCGGCAAGTGTGCCTTCGTCTAGCCCGTATAGGGTTTTGAGTTCGTTTACTACTGCTGGGTCAGCGTTCTTGACTGCGGCATAGCCTTGTTGCACACGGTATTGGATTTCGTCGGGGGCAATATCGTTGCTAATGAATGTCGCAAAGTCTTCTTTGTCGTTGTAAAAATCTGGGGGCATTCCAGCAGCGTTCAATACTTGACGGTATGAGGACTCTAATTGCAGGTATTGGGATACTGAGTAGGCTGGTTTGTTTGCTGCGCGACGTGCTTCGTTACCTGAAAAGCGTCGTTTGAATGCTTCTGATTCGCGGAGTTGGATTCCGATGTCATCGATGGTGGATGCGCCTGTGATGCGTCGGTCAGCGAGTGCGGTCTTAACATCGGCTAGTAGGGCTGGGTCGTCCATATCGTAATACTTTAGGGTGGCTGCAAGAATGCTTGATGCGGTTTCTACGCCTTGCTGGAACTCCAAAGCATCCTGTTCTTTTTTGTATTTAATTAGAGCATCATCATCGTCGTCTTCTTCTGGTGCTGAAACACGTTTAACAGAACCGTCGCTAAACACGGTAACACGCATACGGCTCTTGCCGCTTTCCTCAAAATAGGTATCTACAACCGTTGGTTCGCCGCCGCCAGTACCTCCACCAGTATCTCCACCTGTAGGTCCGCCAGCAGGTCTACCACCACCTGGGATAATGCCATAAGCATCGCCCATGCGCTCCTGAATTCCACCAAATATGTTGCTCATTAGATAATCCTTCCAAATGCTTGTGCAAGATTGCTTGCGAGACTACGTGCCTCGCCTTTAGCGTTCTCTGTCTTCTCCCAACCATAGCGGGCATCAGTACGCAACAGTTTCTCCCACTCACCTGTGGTCATGGCACGCTTCTTACCTTCTTCACCAAAAGCCAACGCAATTTCATAGTCGCCTTGTGACATGTCAATAGTGTTCGGGTCAACCTCTAACAGTTTGGCTGCTGTCTGCCTGTAGTTACCCGCCAAGTCCTCAAGGGTTACACCCTGGTCAATGAGGTCAGCGAGATGCTTGTAACGTGTTTTTGCTAATTCACGTTGCTGGCGTTGGAAATCTGATGTCGTAATTGTTCCTGTCAGCACACTTTCAATGCTGGATTGTGGTGCGCTATTAAAGAAGTTTTTGGCAATCAACTGCACATTCAGATAGTCATTGCCTGCCGTGGCACGCTTTATCGATGTTGGGTTGGCATAGGTGCCGTCAGGGTTTTTACGGAATACTTCCTTATAGGTTTCAGCCTTAAGGGTTTCACCTGTCCAACCAAAGTTGATGGAGTCGGTTACGAATTTAGAGAAGTCTGTGCTGTCGAAACCAAGGTCTCCAACAATCTTTTTAATTTCTTTTACTTTGCCTGATGCGGCTAGTTCGTTATAGAAGTCAACACCCTGAAGTTCGGCGGCAAATCGTGCCTGACCCTCAGTGGATTCATAGTATTTCTCGTCGTGAGCCTTTTGTAGCAGGGCAAATAGTTGTGGATATTTAGTGCGGTCTTGGTCAAGCAACCATGCTTTTGCTGGGAACGTTGAACGAAATGTTGCTTCCCAATCAGTTGATGGGGTAACTGCCGTTGTTACACCCTTAACAACTTTTGGCACCTTAGTCACTCCAGCGGTTGAAACAACCTTTGCTTTTTCTGTGACACTACCGTCGGTGTAAGTTGTCTGAACTACGGTAACACCATTCTTAACAACTTCTCTTGTGCTTTTTACGGTAAGGGTTTCATCAGCAGCAAGACGTTTAGCGGTTTCTATTTGTGATGCGCGTTCTGCGGTATCAGCAGTAGACGGGCTGATGCCTGCACCAGATGTCGCTGCATCTGTGCCGCCTTCACGTTCTTGACCACCACGGGAGATGTTAGGAATAGCAATTCCTTCAAGCATTTTGTCTTGAGGGTTAACACCTTGCAACGCCCTATAAGTCTCGCCAACGACTTTCTGCGCGGCAGCCACATCACCATTTCTATCAATAGCGATATTAAGGTTCTCTAATGCTGCTTTTAATTTTCCACGCGCCGCATAAATTGTACGTTTAATTTTTTCTCGTGCTTCGCGTTCTTCTGGGGTAACAATAAATGCTTCTGATTCTTTTGCAGATTTAGCACTTTGCATTTTTTCAAGTTGTTTAACAACCTTGTCACGTTCAACAACAAGTTGAGCAAGCGTATAAGACTTGTTTTTGTATCTTGCAGAACCACCTGCACGAACATTAGGGTCCTTGATTAGTTCCTCAAGGGTTTTGAGGTCGTCACTTATAGACATTATGCAAGTCCTTTAATCGATTTGTCAAGAATATCGAACAACGACAACATGCCAACAGATGCAGCCTCAGCACCATACTGCTGTTCTACCTGCACTTCGGCGGCGGTTTGCAGGCTTGGAGCCTTAACACCGCCAGTGCCTTCGGTGATTTCTTTGCCTTCGTAGGCTTTAACAAACTTTTCAATCTCATCATTAGATACATCTCGCCCTAACATTTTGCGGGTTGCATCTTTGAACACAGCACGGATGTCTTCCTTGGCTGTGGTGCGAACACGTTTGCCACCAGACCCTTTGAAGGTGGTAAGAAACTGGCTGTATGCAACATCAGAAGTAACACCTTGTGCGTTTGCAAAACGAAGGAATTCTCCCATTGCGGAAAAGTCTTTAGTGTCAAAGCCTGTGGCGGATGGTCTTCCTGTGCCGTATAGTCCGCGTGCTGCAAGCGAGTTAAGGAATGCTTGGCGTTCTGCCAAATCCATTTTTGCTAGTTCGGCGTATGCCTCTTTTGTTGGGTCATACTGTCCGCGGGTGATGATGCCTCTGGAGTCAACAAGGTTTTGACCGACATAACCGAATGAGGTTGGTCCAGCGATTTCACGTGTGCGAGCAGAGGTGGTTTCGGTAGGGGAAACTGGGGTGGTGCTTACGACGTCGCCTTCACCTGGTGCAAACCCTGCAAGGGTTGCACCTTTAACTTGTCGTACTTGTAGTTTTTGGTTTGGGTCTAACCCTGATGTGCCTGCGGACAATGCAGGGGCGTCGGCAGCGGGCTGCGTTTGGTTTTGTGTGTCTTCTGACATTAGTCTACCTCTGCTGCAAGTTTATCTTCAAAAATACGGGCGAATTCTGGTGTTCTTTGGATAAGCACCTGTGCAATACTACTCAACCAATCACGCAACGGTTCGGCTCGCGCGGAATCAAGGCTCTTAAGGTTGACTGCACCTGCTTGTGCAAGGGCTTTATCGCGTGCAGCAATATACTCTTTGACCGCTTGAGCAACATCGTTATCAGCGAGACGCTCATCCTGTACAGCAAACTTGAGTTCGCTAACAAAGGATTCGAACTGTCCTGGGTTGAAATCTGCTTTAACAGGGAAACCTGGGTATTGGCTGTTGAGGTATCCGCGCCATTGGGTCAGCCAGTCACGTTGTTCTGTGCTGATTCTGTCACCCAACTGGTTGCGCTTGGAACGATAGACGGCTGCACCTAAACGGTATTGGGCAGCGGCAACCATCTCTGGGGCTGACAGCCGTCGGCGTTGACCTTTTTGCAGTTGACGGTTCCAAGTTTCGAACGAGAAGTCGTCGCCGCCTGGGGCGAAGTATCCTGCGGTTTGGCTGTATTGGCTGAATAGGTCGCCGTTGTTACGTTGCCAGTTACCGAATGCTTCGGATGCTTCCAAGCCACCTGCAAGTGGTTCTGTCTTATGACCGAGATAGATGAATGCGTTTTCACCGAAGGTTTCGATGAAGCGTTGTACAGCGTTGTCTGGGTTTTCGCTTTGGAACTTATAAAACTCTTGAGCGATTGCTGATGCGGTGATGTCTCCGCCTTGGGTTTCTAGACCGAAATCGATTTGTGGTGATGATGGTCCTGTGAACTGAAACAATGCTCGCAACCCTGCAAGAATTCGGGCTTTGCCTTTGGCATCTGCATAAAGTTTGGCTGTGTCGTTAGGGTCGGTCAGGTCGTATTCACCTGATGATGCTAGGTATTTAACTGTTTCACCGTAGGTGTTTCCAAAAATGGTTTCCATGTTGGTGGTATCAGCGCGTATTGCTTCAATTCCACGAACCGCCCATTGTGGGGCAAGCGATGAGACACCCTTTTTGCCGTATGGAAGAACAATGCTTCGTACGAAATCAAGTCGTGGTGTGTCTGGGATTAGTTCGCTTGCTGCAATTTGTGCAACTGGACCTACACCTGGGACGCTCAATACCTGGAATGCGCCACGTACAGGGAACTGCAGGAGTGAGCCTGCCCATCCGCCAACTGGGAAGTTGAATACATGTTTGCCGCTTGTTGGGTCTTTGCCGAACCATCCTGCGCCGATGTTGTCTGGGTCTTCGCTGTTGTAGTTGACACCATTGTATGCGAGTTGGGTTTTACGGATTCGCGATGGGTCTTCGATTAGATAGCCAACATATTTGCCAAGGGTTTCACGGAATGCTGTGGCGAATGGCATCACTACACGAAGCATGTCTTCAACGTTGGATTTCTGTTGAGCGTTGTAGAGAATATCTTGTAGTTCTTGCACAGCCATTGATGACGCATATTCTTCTAGTTCTGCAATGGTTGCGTCGCCTGTTGAAACCTTATTGAAGATTGCGTCGTAGTTGCGTTTGTTACCAACGTATTGTTCCACTGTAAGACGAGCGCGTTTTCCTTCTCGCGCTAGGTCCGCGTTTAGTTCATCAACGTAACGGGTGATGTTTGCGCGTAGAGTTGTTTGTTCTGTTGGGGATAGCAAGAATGCTTGGTCTGCTACTTCTTTATAAAAGGCTTGACGGTACAAGGGTGAACGTTCGAGACTTTGTGTCGAGCGTCCCACGAGACTGTTAAAGAACCACTTAACTCCAGTGTCTAATGCTTGTGAGATTTTGTCCAAGCCAACTGTTTTGCCTTTTTCTACACGAACAGCAACTTTGACTTCTTCAGCAAGTTGTTGTTTTGCGCCTTTGTAATTGAGGTGTTCGCGGAGTGCTTCACTTCCCAATAGTGATGGGTCTTTTTCTTTTGTGGTAAAAGCCCTACCTGGTGCGACTGGTTGGATGTCTGCTATTTCACGGTTAATCATTGCCCCAGGATTAAATGGGTCTTCAATCATGCTGGTTTTAATTGAAACAATTACGCCCTGGCGGTCATCTGGGAGGTTAACCAAACCACCTATACCGCGTGGGTTGTTTGCTTCGTCTGTGGCATAGGTTACGGAGTCAAGTGTTTGTTCTACACGACGTGCAATTTCTGCTTCGTCTGTGAACTCACCAGCAACCTTAACGTTTTCCATAAGTGGAACACGGTCAAATGCAACGATGAATCTTAGGTCTTCGTCAACTACGCCTGTCGGTGAGGAACCGCGAAGAATAGTTGATAACTTTGCTGTTGACAAACGGTCTATCCAGCCAATAAGAATTGCGTCATCGCCCGTGGACTTAAAAGCCTGAAAATATGGATTACCGCTGTCGTCTGTAACTTTGACTCCGTTGCGGAAATTATCAATGACTATCCTCTTAGCCTCTTTACCATCTGCGGTGCTATTGAACCATTGGAGAGTTCTTTCTAAGCGTTCTTGTTGCGGAAGATTCCAGAACGAAGCAATACGTGAAAGGATTGGGTCTGTGGCAATTTGACCCAAGTTGTCTACGTATCCCGTGATATGACCTTCTGGGTTTACTTGTCTTGAAACCTGCGCGAATTGTTCACTTCTATACATTGATTCATTAAAAGCCGCAGGGTCTTGAAGATGCTCATACACAGAACGCTGTACCGATTTTTTATACCCATCAAAAATTGAGTTAATTTCTCCAGCACCATCTTCTAATGCTTCTTCGAAAGTAGTTGCAACGTTGACTCCAGTTGGGTCCATTTTCCCTGTGAGTGGTCCAACATACCTGCGCCCCATAACAGTTTGAATGGTGCGAAATGGGTGTGTAAAGAATGATTCGTAACCTCGTGCGCCAATACGAATGTGTGAGTCAATCATGTTTCTTACGATGTATCCGCCTGTAGCAAGCACCATTGGCTTCCATACTTCTTGCTGGAGTTGTTCCGCGGCTGCTATGAGTGCGCGTTCGCGACCATCTTTAGTGCGAAGGACATGACGGAATACTTTGTTTCCGCCAATCTTGGCTCCAGTTAAAGCGCGAAACTTTCGATAGTCAGGGAGAACCTGCACATTTTCAATCATTTCATTAAGCGCGCTTGCGCCTTGCAGTTTTAGTTGGTCAAGTTGGTCTGGACTGTATCGTGCGAATTCTTGTGGGTCTGTGTAATCACGAAGGAATTGAATCATTCCGCCGTCGTCAAGTTTGCCGTTTTGGTCAACACTGTATGCGCGTAATTTTGCTTTGTCTGCACGGATACTGTCTACCGCTTTTTTTGCTACTGCTTTATCTGCATCAGCATGTTCAGTAATTATTTCAAGAAAATCATCATATAATTTGTCTGCTGATTCACGGCGCGCAGCAGTGTTTTCTAAACTAAACGTGTTCATTGCTTTACCCAAAAACTTTTCGTATGTTTCTGGTAACTGCTGGTCAATCTTTAGACCTCTCATCCACTGACGGTACGTGGCAATTGACCTAGAGCGTTCCATGCCTGTTCCGTTAATGATGGCTTGCTGTGTTGGGATTTCTGACCACCATCGGCTGTTGCGGATTGAACGGTACAAAGGCACACGTTCACGAGCGTATTGGCGTGCAGCAAATGTTGCACCTGTTCCTGTTACCCCAGAAATAGACCGCGGAAGAATGCTTGCGTCTTTTTGTCCGCCAAGCACTGCTGCTGCCTCACCAATGATTGCTTTCACTTTGTCTGGTGAATCTGCGCGAGCGAGACGCATTGCTACTTCTGGGTCGATTTTGTCACCGAAGTCTTCAAGGATTTTTGCTGCGGCGCGACCTATTTGGTTGTCTGCGTCAACACCTGTTAGTTTGCGGCTGGTGATGTTGTCCGTTGCTGCTTTGGCGTGTTCAGCAAGGCGGTCTGCCATTCGTCCTGCGCGCGTGTTCTTGTCAAACCATGTATAGAACTTTGATTCAACAAATGCAATGCTTTCTTTCGCATCAAGTCCTGCTTCTCCGCGTGCGATTCGTGCAGCAGCGGCACCTGCTTCTTTGCTGATTTTTGGTATTTGGTCTGTTTGTACTATCCCGCGTTCAACAAGTTGTTTACCTAATGCTTGAGATATTTTACGAGTGCCAATCAAACCCTTAATAGTGTCATCTGCGTACGCACCTGTTTTTGCGGCTTTGAATGCTTGTCCAAGGTAGAGCGTTGGGTCAGCAAAAATTTGTACGCCAGCATCAAGAAAACCTGACAGTAGTGAGTATTCTTTTGAACCTGGGGTAAACACTATGTCTGCTGCACCACGTCCAATAGTCCATGCGTTGCCATTGATTGTTCCACGGAACTCTCGTGCTTTTTGTGCTTGTGTTTTTTGTGCTTCGCCACCGAAAAAGAAACCTGAGCCTGCGTCATTGCTCCCAGCCATCTGACCTAACTGTGTGGATGCGAACCATCCGTCTACACCTGCTGGGTCATTTCCTGAGAATGCTTGTGATGCAGCGTTTTGTACAAGGTCTGGCGTGAACTGCAATGCAGCAAACGTCCAACGTGATAATGCTTTTGCTTTACCGTAAACGTTTCGCTGGAACCAACTACCTTGTTCTTGTTTTGGTTGAGGGGTGTTGGTCATCACATATTGTTTGCCAGCAACGTTTGACACAGCATCGATTGCTTGTTGTGATGCGTTTTGTTTCGCTAAGTCAAGAATGATGCGTGGAGAAATCCACGGTGACTGACGATAAATTTGTGAAGCGGCTTGTGCTTGCTGTGGTGTTACTGTTTTGGCAAATTTTGCTTGCGCCGCAATGTTGGCTTGTGCGTCTTTATCGTTGTTCTCTTCGTCGACTGGGTCGAATGCACCGAATAATGCCATTAGTATCCTTCACGTATGTATGAGTCCAGCATGTCTGCGAGTTCTTCGCTTGGGTATGTTGCGTAAAGTGCACGTAGTTCGTCAAGGATTGGGTCGCTGTTACGCGGTCCGATGTATCCACCTAGTTGCTGTGTGCGTCCTGGTCCAAATGGTGCGCCTGCGGTAAGAGGCTCGTTGGGGCGTTCTGTTGGACGTGATAGTGGTCCCATTGAACCTGGTGCTACACGTGGTTGTTGTGGTGTAGCGGTTGGTGCTACATCTGTTGGTGGGGCTGCCATTGGTACTGCACGTTGTGCTGCTACTTGTTTTCCTGCTTCACCATAAGTTTGTCCTGGTGCTGCTTTTGCTGCCATTTTTTTTGCGGGATTACGGAGGTCTGAACGATTTGGATATTGCTTTGCCATTAGCCCAACCTACCTGCAAGTGAGAGTACTCCGCCAGGTGTTCCTGGTTGTGCTGCTGCTCCTGCTGGTGGTCCGCCGAGTTGTGAGAGGAGTCCTTCGATTCCTGCTGGTCCACCTGCTGTTGGTTGCTCTGCACCCATTCCTGGCATTGCTAGTCCTGGCATTGCTTCTGGTGCACCAGGTTCTACTGGTGTTGCTTGACGTTGTTGTGCGCGTTGGTTGGTTCGAGTTACAGCCTCGTGTAGTGGCACGTTTTCTTCCAATGTAAGTTTGGTTAAGTATGCAAGGTCTTCTGGTTGGTATGGTCCGTTAGGGTCGGCTGCTTGCGCTTGGATAGAAGATAGCAATGCTGCTTCTACTGACTCTGCGGTGATGCGGTCCTTTTCCAACTCTGGGTCAGAGATGAGTGGGTCGGCTTCACGTGCGGATTCTTTAGACATAAGTCCCGTTCCGAGACGCTGTCCAAGTCCTACGATGAGTCCGTTGACGTCTGCACCCGATGATGGATAGTTGACGTAGTGGAAGTCTGTTTCCCAAATTTTGTTTGGGATGTAATCTATGCGTCCGCTTGATTGGCGTCCTGGCATAAAGAACGATTTGGACATGTTTCCAAAATACGATTTCTCTAGAGCAATAGCAATCTTGTCTTCTTCAAGGAGTGATTGGGAGAAGATTGATTGTGCTTCTTGCACGCGGAAGTCTACGGTTGCTGAGAGTACTGATTCTCCACGGCGTCCTGTGCGGATGTTGGTTCCTGATTCGCCACCGAACTCGGCAGGGATTGCACCTTCAAGACGCTCTTGACGTTCCAAGCGGTCTAGGGCTACGTCTGTCTTGTATCCAGGGTTTGATTGCAACTGTTGGATGTCGCCACCCTTGACAACACCAAGTTGTCCTGTCTTGCCATCGGCAATCTGCAGGATTTCTGGGTTTTCGCCTGGGCGTGCAATGAGGTATTCGTCTGGGAAGATACCGCGTTCGATAGCAATTTCTGTGAGTGCTTGCAAACGGGCACGTGTGTAGTACATGCCCATAACACCGTCGAACTGTCCGCGAGGAAGGTCAAGGGTGATGCGTTGTGGGACGACTGCTAGTGGGATTCCCGCACGGTTAGGGATGCGTTCTAGTTCTACAACTTCCATGCCAGAGCGTTCTTCTGGTGAAAGTGTTTGAGTGTTCTCTGGTCCCATTACACAGCAAATAATTTCGTTCTCATCAACATATTCGAGAATTACGTACAGGGTGTCGAAGCGTACTTTGCCCATGCGGAGTTTGCCAATGACTTGTTCGCCATAGTTGGAGATAAGCCATGATGCTGGCTTCATGTAGGTGAAGATGCAGTCGTCTGGGACTAGGTTATCTGGGTCATCTGATGGTGCAGCGTATGTGTCTAGTGGGTTTCGTACTGACCATTTTGGCATTAGGTTTTTGAAATCGGGGCGCAGCATGACTGGGCTTGACGAGTATGCAAGAAGGTGACGTGCGCGGCGTCGCATTTTCAAATCCATTTTGTTTGTATCCCACATAGATAGGATTGCTTTGCGGCGGGTGCGTGATAGTTCTTTGCTTCGCTCGTTGCCTTCTTTTACTGGCGGAAAGTATGGCATCGGCATCGTGGATGCGACACGCATAGAAGTCTGGTCCAAGCCCTGTACTAAAAGGTTGGCTGTTGAGGTGCGTGCGTTGCGGTCTAACTCGTTTAACGGTACGATGACGTCGCCGTTGGCTAGGTCGCGGACGCGGCGCATTTGTGCGAGCACTGGTCCTTGTGTTTCTCGACGTGATTTGTAGAGACTTACAATTTCTTCGACGGTAATTGCCACTAATCAACCTTTGCGATGTTAAACCTGGTGGTTATAGCATACACAAGTGTTATATCCATGAGGGTCGCCACTGTCTTGGCGGTCTTTTTATCGTTGTGAGGTTCGGTGCATGCAGACATGCGAACCATAACGCCATTGCTAGGTCGGTTCCGTTCTTTTTGTCGCGGGTCCATTTGCAAAGTTCATCTACTAGGGCAAGTGTCTTCCAGTTTCCGCGCATTGTGGGTAGCCGCAGTGAACCTGAGCGTACAAGTGTTGGGATGATTGCTTCAATTCCTAGGTTTTGGTCTAATTTGTTGCGGGCTGTGGTGTGGGGCAGGATGTTTACACCCCATAGGGCTGTCCATTTGCGAACAAAGTCGTGTTGGAGTAGGAATCTTTGGGCTGCGTTGATTTCTACGATAATGTGGGACACGGGATAGCCAAGATAGTTAGCGCGTTCGCACCATTCTTCAAGTATTCCTGTGTATGAGCCATCGGTTGTGTTGTATCCGAGGAGGTTTTCTGCTGTGAGTTTGGTTCTTTGGATGTCTACGATGTGATACAGGTTGTGTTCTGGTTGGTAGAGCATCCAGATGAGTCCCCAGAATTGGGTTGGGGATGGGTCAATGCTGATGATGGAGATAACTGGGGCGCGTAATCCTGGTGGGATGTGTTCTGGTAGACGTTCGTTGTCTATGCAGCCTTGGTAGAGTACGCCGTCTTGTCCTAGTCCGCCTGTAATCCATGTTCTATCAACAAGATATGTTTCGTCTGCGAGGTCTTCTTGTTGGTAAATGACACGGAACCGTTCATTGTTTGAAGAACGGAGATACGAGAGGTCTTTCCACGAGAGCCTTTTGGGGTCAAGTAGTGGTCCATCAGGGTAAGCAGGCGAGTCAAGACGCCTGGACTTAGGACCAGTATCCAAGTCTTCGTAGTACGCCTTGTAAATAATATGCTTATATTTTTGCTTCTTGGTGGGTTCAGGCTTCTCAAGCACATTGGAAGTTGTGACATCTTCGCCATCATAATCGTCTTCGTCTAGGTCATACGTTACTTTGTTCAGACAGTGGGCATACAGGTCGCCTGAGCCAAGCCTTTGTCCAACTACAACCAAGGTGCCGCCTGGGTCTACACGTGCTTCTGCCATTGAGTCCCAGCGTTCTAGGAGTTTGTCACGGGCTGTGGATTCGCGTGCGTTTTCGGTAGAGGCTACGTCGTCAAAGAGGCAGAGGTCTGCACGGTGTCCAATGAACTCTGCGTCGATACCATATGCACGTACGGTTGGTTCTTTGTTGTCTAGCCCGTTGCCGTCTAGTTGTTCAACAATGAATTCTTCAGCACGCCATAGCGCACCTTTGTCTGCTGGTTTGAATCTCCCGTAGTCGATTGACAGGCAGCCCAGTGCATCTACTGCCAAACCCTTCTTAACTAGTTCTGTGTCAGCAAGCATAGGGTTGGGGCGTTCTAGGGTTTCGCGGATTCGGCGGGAGTACATTTTGGCTAGGTTTTGGTTGGCGGAGCCGATGAGTACACGGATGGCACGGTTCTTTACGATTGCCCATACCGCAACATCATGGAACAGGGTTGACTTACCAGCGCCAGGTGGGACGTTGAGACAGATAAATTCTTTTTCTTCGCTGTCTAGTGACATAACGATTTCTAGTGCGGCTTCAACTTGCCACGGTGCGGAGACTCGTCCTAGGTAATGTTCACGGAAGAATTGAAAGTCGTCTAATCCTCGTTGTGCTTCTGGGGTGAGACGGTCTAATGGTATCGCTGGTGGTAGGTCTGCTGCTTCAGCAAGGTCCATTGCGTCTTCCCATTGGACGCCACCCTGTCTGCGGGTGTGTTTGGTGAGTTCGATTGCTGCAACATCTGCGTTTGCTTTGGCTACTTTAGATTTTTTTATCCAGTTGTAACCTGTGTTGGGGTGTACACCTGCGATGCGGCATGCGTCTAACGTTGTGTGTCCTGAGTGGATTGCTTGCCAGAAACGTGCTTTGTCGTTTGCTGGAACCTTACGAATTCCCTGTGCCATGTGGTTTGTAATCTAGCAGGTATAAACAAAAGACCCCCACTTTTCAGCAGGGGTCTTTTTATCACCTAGGTGATGGGGAATTACTTTTTGCCTCTAGCAACCTTTACTCGGCTAGCACCAGGAGCAAGATTTGTTCTACTGCTTTTTGCAAGTGATTCAGCGCGTTTTTTATTTTCTTTTTTTACTTGGTTAAGTTGACGCTGAGCCAATCTTCCAGACACGAACAACCCCATACCCGATAGGTCTCCTGCGCGGGAATTGTATTCCCTTTGTGACATAAGTTCATCACCTGTTGAAGAATACCTTTGTGGACTGGTTTTTCTTTGTGAAGCAGTTTTGGCTTGACTTTTCTTTTGTGCTGCATCTGCTTTCATTTTTGCGCCGCGGTCAGAACCGCTTGCAGATGATGTTTTCTTAGAGACTGTTTTCTTTGTTGCCATAATGTTTGTTTCCTTTAAGGTTGTAGGGGAATTACTTTTTGCGTGAGGCAGGTCCACCGCCTGATTTCTTGTCACGCATGTATGTCGATACTTTTAATGGTTTCTTCAATGGGTTAAAACTGCTATATGCACGTGTGCTTGCATAAACCGATTTAGTATTAACATCGCTTTTTGCTGTTTTACCGATTGCAGTTAGTTTTGGTGTTCCGTTAACCGTGCTTCGCTGTGTGCTTTTAGTTAGTTGAAAGCCACCTTTACCAAAAACTCTTTCTGCTTCTTTAATAATTGCTTTGCGTTCTGCTGCTGTTGCGAAGCCACCTGTTCCTTGTGCGGCTTTGCGACCTTGGCGTACTGGCTGGTCCATGTTTCTTGGTAATGGTTTTTTAGCAGCCATTACTTCTTGCCTTTAGCAACTTTCTTGGCGTTTGCTGCTTTGCGGGTTGCTAATGCTCTTTCCTTGATTAGTCTTTCAGCATTTCGCTTAGCATTACCAGCGTTCAGTTGCACCTGTGAACGACGAACATCAGAAACATTAAGTCGATTCCCAGCATAACCACCACTTGCAGTAACGCCTTGACGCATCTGTTGTCCAGCGGTCTTAATGTTTTTTGCTCGTTCAGCAGCATAACTAGCCGAGTCTATTTTTTGTGATTTAGATGCAGTTTGCTTCCCCATTCGTTCAGACTGTGCTCTTTTTGCTTCCATATCTACACCACTTCGTTTTGGTGCTGTTTTTTTCTTCATAGCCATAATGTTTGTTTCCTTTGTCTCTAGAGATGTATTTGGTACCTAAAGGAAACTGTAACACATAGTTGCAACAAGGTGGCGGGTGTGTATACTTGGCGACACAACTGGCAAGACTCATGGCTGTACACCTGTTGCAAGGTGCGGGGCGTAAACAGGGGAACCTGGGTTGATACCTATTCTTTGAAGTAGGTAAGCAGCGTGATGAACGTCATCTCATCGAATCAAGGTGTCGGCTGAAATATGCTACGGCGACCTTCCGTGGGGACGGGAACTGTGGGGGAGGCACTCTCATGCTGTTCGGCATTGCAGCCAACAGCAGATGAAACCATCTAGCGCGCCCTAGCGGGCTTGCTTGCAAAGAAGGTGCAGCATGTTTGCTAACGTCTGACACCCTCGTTCGGTGCTTCTTTTTTTTCCGTTTTTTTCTTCTGCAACATGCGCCGTTGTATAACACTTGCCAACAGAAACAACAACCAAAACCACACACCCACCCACACTAATTAGCACTAAATCCCGCACCAAATTCTGAGCCACAAATGTGCATGCATACAGAACGCATATATAGTTATCCCTACGCGCGCGCCCTCGGCATATGCCCAGTCGTGATATCTGCCCAGCACACGAACACTTGTTCGCATCACGCAGAGCGACTATTCCACCACAAATACGGCAAGCACTACCCCATACCCCAGCCCTTCCGCTTGAAAAAGTATGTGCCCCGCTTGCTGTAGTTAGCACGACGGCTCGCCTATGTTACCGAGGAGTAACTTACCGACTGGTAACTTGTGGCAGAGCGAACACTTGTTCTCCCTCGGCGCTGTGTTGTGTCGCTTGCGAACACTTGTTCGGTTGTGTGTTGTCTCGGCTCGGCTTGCGAACATCTGTTCGTTTTGTTAGGTGTGCCTAACTTTTTCTTTCGGGCTGTCGCTTTTGCTGTCTGTTTTGTATTGCAATTTGGTTACACTTTATTTCCCTTATGGCTATTGGGTTTTACAGGGCTTGGTAGTGATAGGTGCTTGCTTGGTGTTTGAACTGTCTTACTGATGGCGATAATGTATTCATATCGGGATTTACCCCGAACACTTACAAGAAAGAGGGACACAAGAACATGGCACAAATGGGAATAATCAAGAAGAACGGCTGGGCGAAAGGTTTGATAGTTCGTAGGTGTATTGAACTTTCTTACATGGGACTAGACGAGAAGGGTGTCACAATTTGCACCATTATGAACGAGAACCACCCAATGACTGGCGGAATCGTAGCGGTGAGGGACTCAGAGGTGACTTGGGGCAAGTAGACCGAAACCCCTTCGGGGGTCTAGTGGTATCGCCACTACTGACGAGGTCAGAACAACGAAAGGGAAACAAAACAATGACAAGAAAAGACTACGAACTAATCGCGCGAGTTTTCGCAGACTTAAACGAAAGCGAAAGCGAGGGCGATAAAGTCTCGCTTGCGCGAGTTGCCAGAGAATTGGCAATAGAATTGTGGAAAGATAACGAAAGATTTGATGGGGATAAATTCCTTAAGGCTTGCGGACTCTAGTCAGTTTCCCCTAGCGGTCAAGCCGTGCCGTTCAATCGGGACTAGGGACAAGGCGAAAGCCGACACACAACACAACGAAAGGGACAACATTGGAAACAACACTAACAACCGAAAGCCACCCCTACAGGGTAGAACTACTGAGCGGTAACTTTTCGGTCATGAACATAATCAGGGCAACAACCGAAGACGGCGCTCTATCGTACGCCGAAAGCCTGAACTACCTACTAGGGCGACAGAATAAGCACGGACACTATGTCGCCGTAATCGCCACCAAGAAATGGAATGGCGAAGAATGGGAAACACTGACAGAAACTGAATGGTAAACCCTGCGGGGTAGCCCTAGCCCTACGAAGGTAGGCACAAGCGTCAAGGCTTGACTAGGGCACGATACAGTCACTAGGCTGTATTACAGTAAGACATAACTACAACAAGGGGAAACTATGGAACAGCAAGCAAGCAAGACAACAACGAACGGAAGGGTAGTGCTTAGGTGCAAATACCTACAGCCAACCAACCACCGAAGCACAAGAATATCGGTACAGCGTTACGAGGGGAACGCTCACGGGAAAGACCCGCAACGAATCATAGTTTCATGGAATCATGGACTAGAGCCAGCCGAGAACTACGCCGAAGCCGTGCAGGAATACCTAACACGGGCAAATTGGGGCGGTCACTGGATTACTTCAACCATCACGGACGGGGCAGTGGCGGTCTATGCAGGCGAGGTCACAGCATGAGGAACTTCATCACCGACAACAAAGAAGGCTTATTCTTCTTAGCCGTAATCGGCTCACACTGGCTCTGTGTATGGCTCGGAATTGACCTAGAGCGCACAAGAAACCGACACATACAAGAAACCCAATACAAACTAGACAACGAACGAAAGAAAAGGGGCAACCAATGAACACCAAAGACCGATACGAAACAGAACTAGACAACCTGAAGCGAGACCTGCAACGGGTACTCACAGAGTTAGAAGATGTCATTGAACTGACCGAGAGAGAGGACATAGAGACCGCATACGAACGGGCATACGACCACCTCATGGACAAGACAGGGCAAGCAGTAGAGCAAATGCGGAGAGTACGAAAACTAGACCGCGAAGTTCAAGAAGAACTAGAAGAAGAACGAGAAGAAGCGAAGGCAGGCAACTAATGGCAACAGCACAAGAACTAGCACAGAACATCGGCAAGACAGCCACGCTCAGAGTGTCAGGCACACAACTCACCTTCTCGGTGCAGATACTTGACGCCCGAAGCAGATACGGCAACTTGGACTACAAAGTCAAGCCAATGTCAGGCGAAGGAGAAGCATGGCACGAAGCGACAGGAGTTCTCATCTCGTGATATATCAGGCGAACATATGTTTGGCGAACAGGTGTTCGGTTTGATGACAGGTAAGGGTTTGAGGGTATGACATATTTCACAAAGATAATCCTTGACAGGGACAATGATGTGTGATACACTTAGTAACAAGCAACACGAAAGGGAAACAATATGAAGCGGATGAAAATGCCATCAAGCGCAATGTCTGACCATATGAGCAGACTTTACGAAGGTGACACTCATGTTGATAGAAGTGGTGCGGTTATCAGGGTGGTCAGAGTTCTGAAAAGCACTGTTGAAATTGACATCTCGGATGAAGCGATAGCCGACTTCTTGGATGACATGGAATATCAGATTGAGTTCAGCGAAGGCTCGTATAAAAGTGCTTGCCGATATGGACACAAGAAGATGAAACAGAACTTGTCATAAGACAAGCAACACGAAAGGGAGAAGGGGGTGACATGAAAAGGATTACAACTAGACACGAGGATTGTGAGGAGTGCAACAAACTAGTGGAAAAAACACTAGAGACTTTGCGCCAACACCCTTCTTGGGGAATAAATACCTGCACATCACAGGACGCTGCATACAGCCATACAGCAACAGTCCTGCGCTAAGTAGGTCGGGTGACTGGCAGACATCGGGGTTCAAGTCCCCGACACCCACGATAGAGAGGACAGTCCTTGACATCCTGTAGTATTCGTACTACGGTAGAACATAACAACAACGAAGGAGAACGGGAATGTCAGTAAAGGGAATACTCAAACAAGCCTGCGAGACAGGTGACTTTGTAGAAATTAGAACAGACCAAAGCGTATACAAAGAAGTAACGGTGATGTCGCTGAACAACGAGACAGTTGATTTCAACGCAATGCACCTAGTGAAAGATTGTATGTACGACTTTTCAATTCCACTCTCAACTATCAAAACAGTTGAGTTCAAGTAACAACAACGAAGGAGAATAGCAATGAAGCAAGACATAGACCCAAGCCAACGCTCATATAGTTGGGGCGAAATGGCTGACCTAACACACGAAACACAGGTTGCGATATTCAACTGGTGTGGGTGTGAAGACAACGAAGGTAATGAGAACCCATATTCAGACTGTCCAACAGAAGAAAGGGCAATTGGTATCTCTTTAGATGAGGGTGGTTTGGTTTGTTTTCAATGCGCTAACGAACCAAGAAACAAAGGAGCATCATCACAACCAGCATACGAAGAGGGATACCCCGATGGCTATACCTGTGCTGAATGTGGTGACGAATGGTATCCGCTCGGCTACATAAAGGGAGAAGAAGAATGAACAAGTACTCGGTTTCGGTTTGGAACTTAGAAAAGATACACGCGAAGTCAGAAGTGGAAGCAGTAGCCCGAATGAAACAAGAGTTCTATGGCGATTGGTACACCGCAAGAGACTTTGAGTTTGATGATGTTGAACTAGTTGAAGAGGAACTACACGAGGACTGTTGGAAAGCGTGGAACCTATACAAAGATGATGCGCTTACAGAGCAGTTTGTTCAGTGCGAAATCACAGAGGAGTTTGATGACGATGATGAGTTCTTGGTCACGGTTATCAGCAGAGTTTGTGTTGAAGCAGAGGACGAAGACGATGCCGAGGATGTGGCAAGAGATGTGTTTGATTACATGAACAAAGATGAGTTTGAGATACATATTTCAATATAAAACAAACAACCAACAACGAAGGAGAACAGCAATGAAAGCATTAGAGACAACCAAACTAGTAGAGGTAACTCTCGTACTAGCGATAGACACAGATACCCACGACAACGGATGTGCAATGGACTATATCCACACTGACGGTGTTCAGGTTATCGGCTGGCATGAACGGGAACTAGAAGCAACATACAAAGGAGAACAGCAATGACTAAGGAAACTATCCGCGCAGAAATTATCCGAGGATTTGAGGACTTGAGATTTCTACTCACAGAAGGAGTGCGACAGGGCGAACTACGCCCAATGCAAACCTTCGGAATGTTAGAGCAACTAAACCAAGCCCAGTTTCTTATTGAGCAGGGCATGAAGGACAAGGAGACAGCCAATGAAAATCTATGACCTGAACTTAGAGACAGTCAGACAGCACCATTACATCGTGACTTACGACAGCAGTCTTGACTTGTGGTATCACGACACCGAGAACGAAGAAGGTTTCTTCCCCTATGGCACGGTCTACAACGAGAGTTATGACCAATGGGAAAGCGACTATCAAGGTGACGGTGAATACCTTGAAGGCACAGACAAACTGACTGACCGCTTCACGTTGGGCTTGCAAGCAATGAACCGCATACCGATGGGCGACACACAGTACCAACTGATAGATGGCAATGCACGTAGATTACATGACCCTGTGGACTGGCTTGTCCATGAGATGAGCAAGCACCTAACCCAACAGCAAATCATTGAAGTGATTGAAGAACTACAAGATGCGGTATCCGAATGAGAACTACATCAGACATCTTGGAAGAATGGGTACACCACAACATCACCAACGAACCAACAGCACGCGAGGTTGTAGAGATACTACGCAAGCGTTGGGGTTGGACAGTACTAATCAACGACTGGCTACAGTACGAGGAGACCGCCAATGAAACTAAGTAAGTGGATACAGCAACGACCAACCATTGACATTGCACTCACCTTGTTCCGCAGGGTCAAGCCTTACGACAGGAAGAATCACCCAACGACACAGCCACTACCGACATACACGTGGGTGGTCAAGCGTTGCGGTAAGCACCCGTCTATAGATAAATACTGGACAGGCAGACACCTCGCCACCGCCAAGACAACAGACAACTGTTGGTCATTAGACATGGCGAAGGCACGGCGCTTTCAGTCCGAGCAAACAGCAAAGCATTGCGCCATGAACAGTGACGCATGTGACGGGTGGAAGTTGTACTACACCCAAGTCTGATAGTATTACAGTCCGAGTAGCCTTGCTCCCACGGTTTCCCCTTCCTGTGGTAGAGCAGGGCTACTTTTTATTTTTACCCAAAGCATCGCGCTGACGTGGAGTCTTGCCACCGAACACACCGAACCTGCGAATGTCAGTTGTCTCCGCCTGCATAGCAAGAGCCAAGCACTCACGGCGCACCGAGCACAGCCCGCACACCTTCACCGCCTCATCAAACACACCGCGATGGTTCAACCCAGCAGGTATATCAGGGAAAAATATCTTGGCGTCCATACCTTTGCATCGCGCACGGTCATACCAACCCAACTCTAATTCTCTCACTTGCGCCCCTTAGTTTTCTTTGCTACGCCAACGAATAGTTTTCTTGCTTTATGACAGAGACATTCACAGCCCTCTATCTCAAAGTCTGTCCACAACTGCACCGCTTTACCGACTGTCCCGCAATGGTCACACATACCCATATGCCCGCACGGGTGGACACAGTTACCATTCGGGAAGTCATCAGTCGTCGTCATCGTCTTCAGGTTTACCACATACGAGGGGTGTTCTCCCAATCGGGAAGTCACACGGACATGGTTTACGTTCGCCTTTGACTACCATCAGTAAGCCGTCTCATCAAAATGTTCCTGAAGTTTCGCGTTCACCATAGCAAGGCAACCAATGTAGCCTGCCGTATCCACGACAGTGTCATGCGCCCATCTGCCTTCACTCATTGCTGTCCTGAGACGTGAGAGTTTGACTGACACCATGAACAAGATGGCTTGTTCTACTGTGAGGGACACCCCGCAGAGTGCCTCAAAGATGTCGCGGGTCTGTGTGTAATCCTCTAACGGGTGGGCGTAAGCGTTGTGCCTATCCCCTGTTATCAAATTGTGTGCTTCAAGTAGGACGTCAGCGCCTTTTGTCTCTTGTCTCATTATATGGGTTCCTCCAAATAACCGCGCCACAGTTGGCTTCAACTGCTTCTCTTTGCTCATCGCTTTCATAGCAACGCATCACATAAACGCAAGGGTCAGAGCCGTCCATGAACTCTGCGTCTTCGGTAATCGTCATCGGTAGCCCGTCATGGGTTGAGCAGACAGGTGGGGTGGTGAACCCTGCCCTAAGACCAATCTCTAACCATTGGTCAAAGGACAGTTTCGTAATGCCCACTAGAAAGATTCTTCTTCAAGGAACGATGGCGCTCCGAACTTCTGTGTCACCTGCTTCAGTACTTGTTCGGTCTTGTCTACGAACACGTTGTTGAAACGCATGGTCAATCCGATTTCGTCAGCCAAAATCTTTGTAGTCCACACCTTGACACCTTCTTTGTTTTCGTATGACGAGATGTCTAGTTTGCCTACAACAACCACGCGACTACCCTTTTCGATGGATGATGCAGCGTGCTCTGCCATCTGTCCGAAGACAGTGACGTTGTGCCACACCGTAACTTTCTTTTCGTCTTTGCCTGATGTGGTAGCAACAGAGAACGTGCCTTGTGCTAGCCCTGATTGACCGTACTTCAACTCAATTGGTTTGCCAGCGTTGCCGACAATGGTGATGGTATTCATTTTGTTTCCTCTTTCATGGGGTGGATGTTGTTTGTTGTGCTATTCCTATCACGCCCAAGACAAAAATGGGTTGGTGGTTCGGAAACTTTTACATGGGTAATGAGGCGTGTACTGCACGCATCGCATACCCAACTTGTTGTGTGTCTGCCCTTCATCGTGTTTAGTTTATGGCTTGATAGCCCAAGGTCCCCAGCCGAAACCGTACCTATCCATACCGTACTGGTAGATGGCTAGCCCTGCCGTAAGACAGGTGACAGGCTTGAACAGGTCTGCTGGTTTAGTGATGATGCCTTTGTCGGTCAGCCATCCAGTCCACGAACCATTCAATTGAAGCAAGCAACGGCTTCCACCATGCGGGTCTTGACGGTTGAACGAACGGTTGAACCCACGGCTCTCCCTAAAAATCACGTAGTCAAGAGTAGGCAATGCGTCCTCTGTCCAACCAACCTCACGTGCAAGCGACCACCACTGGGGTGCTTTGGCATTTGCTGGTATCGGCAATGGTTCTTCCCTTACTAAACGAATGTTTGCGGTTGAGGATGGCGTCCCTGTCTTCTCTGCTGGTGCTTCTGCCATCGCTACCGTTCCCCCTGCTAAACCTAAACCTATAAGTAATGATATAAAAACTTTTAACATTTATTCTCCTAATCGTAGGTGGATACTGACATCAACTCCTTGACCTGCTCTGGGTATATAAGAAAGCCTTTCGCTGGGTTGTCTGAGTGTTCCGCCGCTACCAACTGTCTGAGTTGAGTGACATTATGTTTGAGATAGCGTTTCAATCTGCGTACCTCAATTATAACGAATGCGTTGGGCGAGAACAAATAGACCCACCATTTCGCTTGTGTTACCTGTATACCGCTTGGCTTCCACCCTGTATTACGTGGGTTCTGTTCGTACTCTACGAAGATTCGACCATTACGGTATCTGTCATACTTCACCTCAAAAGAACCCTGACTTAAGTCCGAAAGAAACTGCAAAACAATCTCTTCGCCTTGATGTCCGAACTCTAAATCTTTTGTGAAGTCAAACTGTTTGATGTCGTGTGATGGTACGTAACCTTCGGTACGTTCAGCCACTAGTAGCCTGCTTGCTTCAACAGTTTCACTAAGTCTTCTAAACGGACAAGCGCATACTGGTCAGCAGGATTGCCATAGTTACGGCGCTTCGCCACGACTATACCTATCTCTGCGTTCGCGTTCACTCGTTCGTTCTCAGCCTCATGTAACCAGCCAGAGAAGTTCAATGTCTTATGGTTCTTGCATTCCCATACAAGACGCGGGTCTGTTCCAGTGATGTCGCCTTTGTCTAACGTGCCTTGTAGTGTGCGTCGTTCGACGTGAGGGTAGAAGTCTTTGAGATAGTTCACTACGAACGTTTCAAAACTAGTTCCCTTGGCTCGTTCCTTGGACATTCCTCACCTCCTGTTGTAGCAGTTGGCGAAGTAAAGCACTACGCCCTACGCCACGCTGTTGACACAACTGTGTGAGTACTTCATGTTGCTGTGCGGTGATACGCAACGCAATCATCTTGACTGAACGGTCTTTACCTGTTGGGTCTACGGTTCGTTTCGCAGCCATTGCTATCCACCTTCGTTCTTCAATGCGGTGAATGCGTCACGCAACAAAGGCAACTGTGACTGCATAATGATGCCGTCCCAATTTAGTTTGGCTTTAGATGCAACGATGGCTGGGTCTAAACCAATCTTGTCGCAGGCATCCACGAACTGTTTTACCTGTGACTGGGTGAGAGCCTTGTCTGCTTCGGGTTCGGCTGGTGTCTCTACCTTTGCAACCTTTGGCACTACTGCCTTGCTACCGACTTGTGCTTTTGCGGGTGCATCGTCTGACTCCCACTCCTGCTTCGTCCATAGTGCGAGGCATACACCGAAGCGCATAGCCGCATTGCGGATGAAGTCGGACACTAATTCTTTTAGTAGGTCAGGCTTTGATGCTTGGACTGAGCCGATACCGAGACGGCGTACACCGTGAATGGTCATCCATCCAGCCATGTGTGCCATGCCGTTCTCTACACGGTACGCAGGTAGCCCGTCATTGTCGAACGCTACTGGTTCCCATGTCCACTCCGCAGAAATTTCTAGGAGCATCTTGGTTACGTCCGCATGCCCCACAAAATCGAGACTGCCACCACCGCGAGGTAGTTTGCCAACAATCTTTGGGTCTGGTACGCCATACTTGCCGAGGATTTCTTCTAATTTCATGCTCGTTCTCCCTTCAAGAGAAGTGTTCTATTGGTTACTTGCTTACTGTATTTGTCTGCAATTGCTGGCTCTAAAGCCTTCAATAATTTGATGTCAAGTGACTGCCACGTCTTGCCTTTCCATGTGGCAACCATCGTGCCGTTCACCGTAGCGTATTCATTCTGCCCAATCAAATCGCAAAGTTCTGCTTTCAACTGGTCCTCAATGACGCTCAGTTCCTTCACCTGTTTTTTTACTTGTTTGAGTTGGGCGACCAAGTCAAGAGTGTCAGGTGGGAGTTCAATCGTGGTGTCCGTTGGACGCTGGTAGCGGGTCGTGATGGTTTCGTACGACCATTTGACACCTTCAGGTGTGATGCCCAAATCGCAGGATGCCAGCCACTTTCCGACTGCTTCAATGTGCTCATTCTTTTCTCCTTCGCTAATCATTTGTTCGTGTATATAAAAACTCATAGAGGAATCAAACACACCCCATGTCACCTGACTTACGTCAGCACAGATGGCTTGCTGGATACCTTGGACACGCCAATAATCGGGCAGTACGCCTGACCATTCACGGTTCATGGTTTTGATTTCAAGTATCTTGCGGTCATCACCGTTCTCATAGAAGCCGTCAAGGGTGGCAATCATTCGCGCACCGTTATCAGTTTCACAAGCAAACATTTCTTCGGGTGTGAAGAACTCAATGCCTGTTCTGTCTGTCGCCCATTTGATACAGAGTGGTTCAAGGTCGTTGCCACGGGTCATTGCCCATGTTGGCGGGATAGGTGCAGGGGGTATGTCACCTAACAGTTCGGCAGCGTACTTGTCCATCGGAACAAATGGGTGTAGCCCGTAGATTGCGGCTACTGCTGATGCTGATACTCGTTTGCGTTTCTGTTCATCCCAGAAGCGGATGTCAAGCCAGTCTTGTTCTCCGTGTGTGGGTTTGGTTATGCGGAATCGTTTGATTTCCATGTGTTTCCCTTCGTTGTAAGTTGATGTGGTTCACCTTACAAGCAAGTAATACTGTATGTCAAGTATTATTCGGAAAAACTTTTAGCGTCTTCACCATCGCCACAGGGATGCACAACACACCATCCACGTCATCGCTATCTGTTTTTGATTGGTAGATAGTTACATGGTCGGGCTTGCCACCTTGTTCTACTGCTAACAAGAATCCGCAACTCAACACCATGCATGGGTCTTGGTCGATGTTGTCTAGTGCCGTCCATGTTTCTGTCGCGGCATGCGCGTCCATCCACGTGACGGTAACTATGGGATGTGTTAGCCCTTCTTCCATGTCAGGAGTTTACTGTCTCACGAGGGCGCGCGGACGCGGTTAGCAGGTGGTCTAGTTCGTTGAGTGCGCGGAAGAACTCGTCTTCTTCGGGACGGGAAACCCTTGCGGTTACTAGGTATTTGCGGATTGTTTCTAAGGTTTGGCGAGTCATGGGACCGACCAAGATACCAGCCTGTTGAATTGTCTTGCGATTACCGCGGATGATTTTTTACGTGGTCACCCAATTGGTCAGACACTTTGTCTATCTTGTACTCAACAGAACCCTGCTTCTTGTACACCATCTTCAACATGCCCATAACAACGTCATGGTCTTTCGCGTTTTCTTTTCTGAACTGTTGCAACAGAACTGTTAGCAAACCGCCAACACTAGACACAACAGCAGCAAGAAAGATAGCCCAGCCAGCGTCCACATTAAACCGCCTTGCTCGCTAACCAGTCAAGAACACGCTGAGGTTTTGCATCGCCACACACGTAACGCAAATGCCACGGTTCACTTGGCACTACTTCCCAAGAGAAACCAAACGACACAGCGTTAGCCTTCAACCATGCAAGACGCTTCGGTTCGCTAGCGTTAGCAATGTCAATGGCAATACCGAGGTTATGCTTGGACGTTCCAGGCACCGCCAACATCGCCATACCTTTCTTCAGATACCATGCTTTGCCCTGATAGATACGAGGCTTCTGCCCTGCAATTACATCTGTTGTGTATCGCTGGAAGAATCCGTACTCTTGAACCGCCAAAGTGCGGTATGTATCCGCTGGGCTTGTCGGACTAAGGTCAATTCCTTCAGCGTTTGCTGCCGCATCCATTGCTTCGTATGCGTCTGCGGCGCAATGGTGCAACATTCCTTTGCCTTCAATCTTGCGAAGAAGTTTCGGAGCGAGTTCACCAGGCTTCGCATTCTTAAGACACGAACAGAGTTTGACATCGATGATTGGTAGGTCATTGCCTACCTTTTTCTTTAACGCCATTACTCGGAAACTTCAGGCTTAGCCTTAACTGCACCTGTGAATGCAAGTTCGATTTCCTCTTTGCTGAGGGAACCGTCAACGCTGAAGCGCAACAACTTCTCAACAACCTGTGCGCATGCCATGATGCCAGCGAGTGCTGCTGACTTCCATAGTTGGACACCAATCAAAGCGCCACCAGCAACAGCCGCGAGTGCGGATGAGCCGAACAATGCGAAGATACGGAAGATGATGTTCTGAAGTTTTGCCATGACTAGTCTTTCTTTGAGAGTGTGAGTATTGAGTGTACCAAAACAACAACGCCTGTGATAAGGGTTGCCTGTCTTAAGGTAGGACCAGAGAGGGTAATCAGGACCATGCCTGTGCCTGCCCATGTCCACGCATTATCCACTAGGTAATCCAAAAGTTTTCTCATTAGCGTCTAATTCTAGTACCTGCGGCGGCGAGGGTTAACCCCGCTGTGACCGCGATAAGGGTGCGGCGTTCTCCGACTGGGATGTTTGAGCCAGTAGGGGTGTAGTCGTCTAAGCCTTCACCAAAGATGTCGATGGTGTCCTCAAATTCTTCACGGATTTCCGTAGGTGCGGATTCAATAGCGGCAATAAGTTCTTCGGTCTGGGCATCGGACAGTTCGGCTACGTCCAACGCCTCAAAGATTTGTTGCGCCTGCTCGGTGCTAACTATTGCAAGCACTTCAGGACTGGATGCAAGGGCTGTTGCCTGCTCTTGGGATGGTTCCTCAGCGAGCAGGGTTTCCAAGACTTGTTCGACTTGTTCTGGGCTAAGTTCGGCTAGGGCTTCTACAAGGGCTTCTGTGGTTTCTGCTTCTGCTATTAGCGTATCCACTTCCTCGTCGCTTAGAGGGGCTTCTAGAGGGGTCTCAGGCTCTTCTGGCAGGGTTGTGTCTACGACTGGTTCTTCTGTAGTGTCGGGGGATGGCTCAGGACTTGGTTCAGTTGTTGTGGTTGTTTCTTCGGGAAGCGTCTCTTCTGGCATGGCTTCCTCTACTGTCGTGCTTGTGGTGCCTGTCTCGGTTTGTTCAGGCTCTTCAGGAACGGAAGTATCAACGGGTTCTGGCTCAACTATTTGAGGCTGTGTAACAGGTGTCGGAACTGCTGGTGCTTCTGTCGTGGTCGTCGTTGATACTGTTGATGTTGTTTGGGGTACGGAAGTACTGGTAGTTGTCGTCGTTGAGGTGGTGCTAGTTGAGTTCACCACAGAAGTTGTTGTTTGAGGAACTGTTGTCGTAGTTGAAGTAGACGTTGTGCTCGTCGTTGTACTCGTACTGGATGTTGAGGTTTCTTGAACTGTCGTGGTAGTCGGGACTGTGGCAGGGACAGTCGTTTCGGGGACAGTAGAAGTAGTAGTCGTCGTTGTCGTTGATGTCGTGGATGTGGTTATAGATGCCCATAACGACAGGTTACTGATTGTGAGATGACCTGGCGCACAGCAGGTATCTATCGAATACTGACGGAACGTGAACACATCACCCTCATTCACGGGTACAGACAGTTCACCTGTCGCATTGTTCTGTTGTGTAAGCAAGGTGTATACGCCGTTAATGCCGTACTGTGGCGGGTCATACACCCAACCATCAGTTGTCTGATATGCCCAAGTAAAATCTATTGTGTCTACATCGGCGGGGATTGTAGTCTCAATTTTCACCCAATGAGCAGCACCAGAACAACCACCATAATTAGGACCATGCAAGATGATGGTGTTGTCTATTACTTCGACTGAACCTGATGTTGCACAGGACTGGCTGTATGTCCATTCACCAAGCGTGTCGG